TTACGACCACCAGTAGTAGAGTTCTGCGATTTTCTGATTAAGTCTTTTGCTGAAACACCTTCATATCCTGGATTGTAAGGTATTTCGTCTTTTAGTTTATTTTTAATTGCCATGTTTTTCTCCAATGAATCCAATTATGGGCACTCAAAGAATGCCCATAATTAGTCCACTAATTAGGCAGACAACGCAGCAAAACCTGCTGCAATGATAGCACGTGATGGTGTACCAACACGATACTTCACCACACGTTCACCAGTGTTCAGTGTACGTTGGTTCGAGTATACACAGATACCCTTCTCACGTAACGAGCGAACTGCTTGGTGTGGGTTCTTGAAACCGAACATGCTGGTGATCTGCTTAGCAGTCAATTCAGCACCAGTACTCAAGTGGTTTTCTAGTTTAACAAGTTTAGTCATTAGTAATACTCCATTATGTTTGCCACATCAAAGAAATATAAGTGGGTGTGGCAAACCACTTATATTGGAACTCAAAGGAATCCGAGCACACCACCAAGAGGTAGTGCAAGAACACCAATAACTCTAGCGATAAAAATACCAGTCACTGGGTCTGACATCGTATGAATTACATTAATCAGATTCATAACCCATCCACACCACAATGTTATAAGAACAACAAAGTAGACGACAGATAAAACTAGAACAGCATTTTCTGATAGATTCTTCATAGTATACCTTGTCTGGTATTATCTGTCAAATTAAACTGTAATTCCTGCTTCTTGAAGTTCAGCAAGGAACTCTTCATCAGAAACGCTAACTGTAGATTCACTTTCTTTGAGAATCGTATCTAACTTCTGACGTGCTTTCGCAGTCGCAGGAGTGTTTTTCTTGACTGCTTTAGTTGGAGTAGCAGAGTACTCACTCAACTGTTGTTCTGTTGGTGCTGGGAACACATAAGTGCCACGTCCAGTCTTAGCAGTGTTCATCAACCAATTTGGCAAACCAACTTTTGGTTCATTACCAGTACGTGCATTACGCATCGTCCAGTATGCATCTAGGATCTCAGCACGAGTCACTTCCTTCTGGGTTGCGAGTGCAGGATTGTGGTTAATAGCGGAAACAACAAAACGTTTTTGGGCATTGCTTAAAGTTGAAAATTT